CTACTGCTGTTGGATCTGCTATTACACAAGCAATTAGTAAAACTATTGGAACTGCAAGCGGAACAACAACTATTGATGGTGTTCTTAAAGGTATTGTTACGGGAAGCACTGATACAACTTTAGAAGTTAAGGTTATTTCTCATATATCTGCAGCAGGAGTAGAAACTAATGTAGATTATCAGCAAGGTGGTACTTATGTATTTGGTGCTACAGGTGCTACTTCTGGAGCAACTGAAACTAAAATTATAGTTGCAGGTGCATCTGGATCTGGAACGGGTATAGCATATACTGCTCAGAAAGATTGGTTTGAACAACAAAACATCGTATTAAGTAATGGATCTCTAGAATGGGATCAATTAGCGGATGCTCCAGGTACTTCATCATATGCTGCTGCTAGAGGTGGTAGAAATGATGAAATTCATGTTGTTGTTATTGATGATAAAGGAACTATTACAGGTAATGCTGGTACAATTCTTGAAAAGCATTTAGCACTATCTAAAGCAAAAGATGGTGAGTATTCTGTAGGTTCTACTTCTTATTGGAGAAAGTATCTTAATACAAATTCTAAGTACATTTATGGTGGTGGTGCTCCTGCAGGAATTACAACTACTGGTTATAGTACATCATCAACTAATACTTTAGATTCTGATAGTGGTTGGGATCAAGATGCAGACGGAGTAAACTTTGGTGCATCTGGTGTATTTACTGGAACACTTGCAAATGGTACAAATTACGGTGATAAAACCGATTTAACTACTGGAGGTGCATTAGCTTCAGGATTAGATGATATTATCTCTGGTTATACACTATTTGAAAATACAGAGGAAACAGAAGTTGATTTCATCTTAATGGGATCGGCAAATTATCCTAAAGAAACTGCTCAAGCATTAGCAGAAAAAGTTACTGCTGTTGCAGAGGCGAGAAAAGATGCAGTTGCATTCGTTTCACCTTACAGACAGGCATTCTTAAATGATAGTTCTGTTGGATCTGTAACTGTGAATGACATTGATAAGATGACAGAAAATGTTGTTGGTTTCTATGCTCCAGTTTCATCATCCACTTATAGTGTATTTGATAGCGGTTACAAGTACATGTATGATCGCTTTAATAATACATTTAGATATGTTCCATTAAACGGTGACGTTGCTGGAACTTGTGCAAGAACAGATATTGAACAGTTCCCTTGGTTCTCACCTGCTGGTACTGCAAGAGGTCCAATCCTCAATTCAGTAAAACTTGTTTACAACCCAGGTAAGAAACAGCGTGATATTCTGTACTCAAACAGAATTAACCCTATTATTCTTTCTCCTGGTGCTGGAATTATCCTCTTTGGTGATAAGACTGGATTTGGCAAATCATCAGCATTTGATCGTATTAACGTTCGTAGATTATTCATCTACCTTGAAGATGCGATTAAAGCTGCTGCTAAAGATCAGCTTTTCGAGTTCAACGATGAACTTACAAGGACAAACTTTGTAAATATAGTTGAACCATTCTTAAGGGATGTTCAAGCGAAGAGAGGTATCTTCGACTTCGTAGTTATTTGTGATGAAACAAATAACACAGCAGCAGTCATTGACGCAAATGAGTTTGTTGCTGACATATTCATTAAGCCAGCAAGATCAATCAACTTCATTGGTCTTACCTTTGTTGCTACACGCACTGGTGTTGCGTTTGAAGAAGTAATCGGTTCCGTTTAATTTAGAGGTTTAATTCAATCATGGCTAGAAATCAAGTCAATCCACCACCACTAAGGACGATTTCAAACTTTAAGAGTAAGTTGACAGGTGGCGGTGCTCGTGCTAATCTGTTTGAAGTTGTTCTAACTTTTCCAGATGTTGCTCAACCATCCTCTGAAGTTCTAGAAAAAGCAAGATTCTTAGTAAAGGGTGCTAATTTACCAGCATCCAATGTTGCTCAGATCGAAGTACCTTTCCGAGGAAGGGTTCTTAAAATTGCTGGAGATAGAACATTCGATTCTTGGACGGTTACAGTTATTAACGATACTGATTTTGCAATACGTTCAGCATTTGAAAGATGGTCTAACACAATTAATAGACTATCTGATAATACAGGTTTATCAAATCCTGCAGATTATCAAGCAGATGCTTATGTTTATCAGTTAGATCGTGACGGATCAACATTAAGATCTTATAGATTCTTCGATACTTTCCCAACTCAAGTTGGACCTATTGAACTTTCATACGATGCTCAAGGTGTTCAAGAGTTCACTGTTGAACTTCAAGTTCAGTACTGGGAAGCAATTAAAGGATCTGGTCCAAATGCTGGTGGTGAGAACGTCAACTAAATAAAAGATATAACAGAGTAAATTTATACTATGGCAAAACTTTTCGGTTTTTCTATTGAGGAAACGCAAAAGAAATCCACTTCGATAATATCACCCGTCCCCAAAAATAATGAGGACGGTGTTGATAATTTTATCGCAAGTGGATTTTATGGTCAATATGTAGATATTGAAGGTGCGTATCGCTCTGAATATGATCTAATAAGAAGATATAGAGAAATGGCACTTCATCCAGAAGCGGATGGTGCTATAGAAGATGTTGTAAATGAAGCGATAGTTAGTGATTTATATGACTCACCAGTAGAAGTAGAACTTTCAAATTTGAATGCAAGTAATACTTTAAAGAAAAAGATTAGGGAAGAGTTTAGACATATTAAAGAAATGATGGACTTTGATAAAAAGTCCCATGAAATTTTTAGAAATTGGTATGTTGATGGAAGAGTATTTTATCTTAAAGTTATTGATGTAAAGAATCCAGCAGAAGGTATTCAAGATCTTAGATATATTGATCCATTAAAATTAAAATATATTCGTCAAGAAAAAAAGAAACCAGGAAGTGAAGATAGAGCAGGTGTTAGATTAAGAAAGGATGATGATATAGTTCCTAATCCAGAATTTGATGAATATTATATCTATACACCTAAAACACAACATCCGACTTCTATGATTAGTCAGATGGGTGGTAAGAATTCTATTAAGATTGCAAAGGATTCTATCACTATGTGTACTTCTGGTTTAGTTGATAGAAATAAGAATAGAGTTCTTTCTTATCTACACAAAGCAATTAAGGCACTTAATCAACTTAGGATGATTGAGGATTCTCTTGTTATTTACAGACTATCAAGAGCACCTGAAAGAAGAATATTTTATATTGATGTAGGTAATCTACCAAAAGTAAAAGCAGAACAATACCTAAAAGAGGTAATGTCTCGCTATAGAAATAAGTTAGTTTATGATGCTTCCACTGGTGAAGTTAGGGATGACAGGAAATTTATGTCTATGATGGAAGATTTCTGGTTGCCTAGAAGAGAAGGTGGTAGAGGAACTGAAATCACAACACTTCCAGGTGGGCAAAATCTCGGAGAACTTGCTGATATTGAGTATTTCCAGAAGAAACTTTATAGAGCATTAGGTGTTCCTGAATCTAGAATTGCTGCTGAAGGTGGTTTTAATTTAGGTCGTTCATCAGAAATCTTAAGAGATGAACTTAAATTTGCTAAGTTTGTAGGACGTTTAAGAAAACGTTTTGCAAATATGTTTAATGATATGCTTAAGACTCAGTTAATTCTTAAGAATATTGTTACTCCTGAAGATTGGGAGCAGATGGAAGATCATATTCAATATGATTTCTTATACGATAACCAATTTGCAGAATTAAAAGAATCTGAAATGATGGAGAGTAGGTTAGGACAACTTGCTACTATCGAACCTTGGATTGGTAAGTATTATTCTACAGAGTATGTACGTAAGAGAATTTTACGTCAATCCGATCAAGAAATAGAAGAAATTGATGAACAGATAGAAGATGAAATACAAAAAGGAATCATTCCAGATCCTTCTCAATTAGATCCAATCACAGGAGAACCATTGCCACAAGAGGGTGATCCTGCTATGGAAGGAATGGGAGAACAACCAGTAGATCCAGATTTAGAAGCACAGGCACAAGCAGTTGATGCTCAATACTCAAAAGATACCAAGAAAGCTGAGTTATAAATAGGAAATATATACTTATTTAATCTTATGGAAGATATTGTTGATTTGATCGCAACTGATGCATCTGCAGCAGATATTACAGATCGAATAAAAGATCATTTGTATTCTAGATCTGCTGGTCGTATTGAAAATATGAAACCTGATATAGCAGGTCAATCATTTTTTTCAGATGTAGAAGCACCAGAAGAATCTACTGAACAAGAACAATGAAACTCATCACAGAAGAAATCTCTAACGTAAAAATTATTAGTGAGGGAAGAGGTAAAGATAAATCTCTTCACATCGAAGGAGTTTTCCTTCAAGGTGAGATGAAGAATCGTAATGGTAGATTATATCCTATCAGAACTTTATGTAATGAAGTTAAAAGATATAACGAAAATTTCATTCAAAATGGACGTGCTCTTGGTGAATTAGGTCATCCAGAAGGTCCTACAGTTAATCTTGATCGTGTTTCTCATAAAATTACTTCTCTTCGTCAAGAAGGAAATAATTTTGTAGGAAAGGCAAAACTTCTTGAAACACCTATGGGTAAGATTGCAAAATCTTTACTATCTGAAGGTGTTAAGTTGGGTGTTTCATCTCGTGGAGTTGGATCACTTAAAGAAGATCATAGAGGATATAAAGTTGTTGGTGAAGATTTTCAGTTATCAACTGCTGCTGATATAGTAGCAGATCCTTCCGCACCAGATGCTTTTGTTAATGGAATTATGGAAGGAAAAGAGTGGGTTTGGGAAGGAGGACTTCTCCGTGAACAAATTGCTGAGAAAACAAAGAAATCAATTAACACTTTAGTTGATCAAAATGCTTTAGAGGAGCATAAGTTGAGTCTATTTAATACTTTTCTAAATAACCTCTAAGTTTAACAAAACTATAAATAATAAAAGATTCTTACGAATCAGAACACATGTCCGTTGGTAAAAATTTAAACGAAATGGAAAACATCGAAGAAAACCAGGTGACCAAGGGTGCTGCTTCTGCTGAAGCAATGCCGAAACTTACTACAGGTGGTACTCCTGCCACTTGGGAAGATCTTGGTGGACCTACCCCAGAGAATTCACGTCCTGATGACGATAGCAACAAGTTAAAAACACCTGGTGCTACTCTATCTCAAGTAAAAGACGTTGTTAACTCTAAAGCTGGTGCTGCAGAAGCAGTTTCAGATGAAGTGGAAGAAGGTCAAGAGGTCGTTTCTGAAGATGAAACAACCACAGACGAAGTAGTTGCTGAAGAAGAATCTTCAACAGAAGAAATCGTAGCCGAAGAGGAAACTACCGAAGAGGAAGTTATCGAAGAAGAAGAAACCTATGACGTTGATGCAGACGTTCAGGCACTTCTTGAAGGAGAAGAACTTTCTGAAGAATTCCAAGACAAGGCACGTACAATTTTCGAGACCGCAATCAAATCTAAGGTTGCTGATATCAAAGAAGAACTCAATGAGTCTTATGCTAATGCTCTAGTTGAAGAATTAGACACCATTAAGAAAGGACTTACAGAAAGAGTTGATTCTTACCTTGAGTATGTTGCTGACGAGTGGTTGCAAGAAAACAAACTCGCAGTAGAGAACGGTCTTAAAACAGAAATGACTGAGTCATTCCTAGAAGGAATGAAGAGTCTATTTGAAGAACATTATGTAACAATCCCTGAAGAAAAATATGATGTGCTTAATAGCATGG